TAAAATGGTGGCTATGACGAGACTTGAACTTGTGACCCCCGCATTATGAGTGCGGTGCTCTAACCAACTGAGCTACATAGCCGTAAACTGTGCGCGCATTATCTTAGCTTCTTAACCGCGCGTCAAGAAAAATTTTCAATAAAATGAGGTGAAGTGAGCCTATAAGCCGGGTTCTGTCGAGGATGGTCATTCCTCTAGGCGTACAATCACTCATACGCTCAAGCGACCTACCCGAATCCAGTACGGGCCGCACCTAGGATTCCTATTTGGTCTTGCTTCTGGTGGGGTTTGCCATGCCGTGAACTGTTACCAGACACGCGGTGCGCTCTTACCGCACCCTTTCACCCTTACCTCACGAATGAGGCGGTCTACTCTCTGCTGCACTTTCCGTCGGCTTTCACCGCCCAGGCGTTACCTGGCACCCTGCCCTATGAAGCCCGGACTTTCCTCTCCTGCTTCAGTCACGGAGACCTCCACAGCAGCGACCATCCGGCTCACTTCGAGGGCGCATATTAACAAATTTATTGACTAATTGCTTGTGCTTTTTTGAGCAATTAATCTTTTATATTTGTCGAGTAACTGTTCTTCCGTTTCCTCATGCTGCGGATCTTTTGGAATACAGTCTACTGGACAAAATAATTGGCACTGTGGCTGGTCATGGTGACCAACGCACTCTGTACATAAATCCGGATTGATTTCATAAATCACTTCGCCCATAAAGATCGCTTCATTAGGGCAAACTGGTTCACAAACATCGCAGTTTATGCATTCATCAGTGATATATAACGACACGTTACCAACCTTGTTGATGTTTACGTTCAAAAGCTTCAACCACAGCTTGCGGAACAAACTTGGTTACATCTCCTTTTAAACGAGCAATTTCTCGAATTAATGTCGAAGAAATAAAAGAATACTGTTCAGAAGGTGTTAAAAACACCGCCTCGAAATGTGGATCAAGCTGACGGTTCATATTGGCCAGTTGAAATTCATATTCAAAGTCAGAAACTGCTCTTAAACCACGAAGTACTGCTGTGGCCTTTTGTTCTTTAAAAAAGTTAACCAACAAACCATCAAAACCTACAAACTCAACATTTGATAGATGGCCTAATGATGATTGCGCCAGTGCAACTCTTTCTTCTAAGCTGAACAAAGGGTTTTTATGATGTCCAATTGCAATCGCTACTACAACTTCATCAAACATTCTTGATGCTCTAGTAACTAAATCAACGTGCCCATTCGTGATAGGGTCAAATGTTCCAGGATAAATTACACGCGTTTTAGACATCCGCTAGTACTCTAATTGTATTGTGCGCCTATTTTAGCAAAAGTTATACATGAGACGAAATATTGATATGTGGGAAAAAACTTCACCTTGGCATCAGTTTACGGCACAATAGGGACAATTGTGGAAGTTTGAATTATGGCGAAAGCAACAGTAGTAAAGAATAATAAGTGTGGATGTTTATTTTAATTCTCTATAGTTCTTTTTTTAAAGCTAAGTTTTTGAATTATAAAAGTTGCTGTTCTCATTAGTTCCTTATAGTTTGTTTACATCCTCCAAAAAAACGGGTAATAATGCGGGTAACGAACCAATTACTCTTACCTCATGGCCTCTGTAAAACTTTCTGATCTTAAAATTAAAGCGCTGAAACCTAAAGAAAAAGTCTACAGATTATTAGATGCAGATAGACTTTACATAGAAGTTAGACCTTCAGGTGCTAAAGTTTGGCGGTTTAAGTTTGTTTTTAATGGTAAAGAATCTTCTATGAGTCTTGGTGAATACCCGGCTATTACTTTGGCAGACGCTAGAATCTTAAAAGATGAAATGCGAGCAAAATTAGCCAAAGGCATACACCCAGTAGAAGATAGACAAAATAATAAAGCTAAGGCATTAGAAGAAGGTAAAAATACATTCAAAGCTATTGCTGAAGAATTTAAAGAAAAAAGAATGACTTCAAAGTCTGAAATTTATCAAGAGAAGTTCGATACAGCATTGGAGAAAGACATCTATCCTATTATTGGCAAAAAAAATATTAAGGATGTGACAGCAGCAGATGTATTGAAGATTTTAAATAATACGATTAATCGCGTGACAAAAGAAACTAATGGGAAAATGACAGGAGAATCTGCTGCCTTACAAAACAGAAGGTTTATTGGTGCTGTAACTCGTTATGCAATCGCCACTTTAAGGCTTGAGAACGACCCCACTTACGCTGTACGTGATGTTATCAAACGCCCCCGAGTAAAACATGCAAGGGCCTTAACTAAAGAAGAGAGAAAAAAAGCAAGAACTCAATTGCCTAAATACAATGGAACAGAGACTGTTAAAAATGCCGGCTTCATTCTCTTATATACAATGCTTCGGGCAATTGAAATTAGAAAAATGCAATGGAAATGGGTTGATTTTGAAACAAGACTAGTTCGATATCCAGAAGATTCAATGAAAAAATATAGAATTCATGTTCTTCCTATTTCTGATCAAGTATATGAAGTACTTAAACGCCAATATACTATCTCTGGCGATAGTGATCTCGTTTTTCCTGCAATTTTCAGTAAGAAAAATAACGGTATGTTAGCTAAAGAAACGCTGAACAGTATGCTTGAATATATTGGCTTAAAAGGCGTTACTACTCATGACTTTAGAGCCACAGCATCTACTTTACTTTATGAAAAAGGCTATGAAAGCACTTGGGTTGAAAAACAACTAGCTCATGCAGAGCAAAATAGAACAAAAGCATCGTACGACCATTCGCAGCACTTAGAGGCTAGAAGAAAAATGATGCAAGACTGGGCTGATATTGTAGATAGCTGGAAAGACTAATAGTTCTGTTTCTTATCAAAGGTCCATCTTTTGCCATTGTAAGTCACAGTGCCATCTAAATTAATCGGCAACTCTTTTAATGAGTAGTCATAGATTTTTAGAACATTCCCGTTCTTATCGAGATCAGCGGGTAGATTGCAAGTATTTTCCATTCTGCCCGCTTCCGAAACCATGATCATGACTTGCGACATCACAAGGCCCTTACACAAATAGAGACGTTCACATTACTATTAACCGTGTGAGCTGTGCAACCTGAGAAGATTAAGCACAGCATTGTGATGATCGATGCAACTTTTGTACGTTTACACATAAACTTAAGCGATCCGGTTATTGATCCAGCCATAGAAAAATTGCTCTTGTGTGGGATTACGCTCACAAATTTCAATATAGCGTTGCCCTTGCATGATATTAAGGACACAGACTAATACCTTTTCACCTTCTTTGCCCCGCTTGACTAAAAATGTTTTAAGTGCATTTAAAGTAGCTGGACCATAAACCCCATCTACTGATAAGTCAGACCAGCCTGCTTTACCCTGATTGTTTAGCAAGTTTAATGCACGTTGTAAAAGAGGCTTTGCGAATCCAGTACCACAGTTCACACCAGTATCTAAAAGCTCTTCGGCCACGACTGGACTAATAGCATTTATTTGGTCGAAACGTGGTGATAACCAATATTGCTTTCTATAAATTGCCTTCGCAGTTTCAAGTGGCAAATCTCGCATATTGCCTTTAAAACCATTAGCCCGCGCAACCGCTTCGGTAATTCCGTATTTTGTTGCACCACCGCGATCAGCAGGATTATTTACATATCCACCTTCACGCTTAATTAACTCATCAAGATATTGTTCGATGTTCATGATTAGCCACCTGTAATATCATTTTTTGATTTTTTAATTTCTTTGATCACTTCAACAATTGTTTTCCCTTCTTGTTTATCAATGAAATTAAAAACCCACCTGATCAAAGCCCAGCCCGGCAAGCCACAAACAAAGAAAAGCCCACCTATTGCAAACCATCCCCATGTGTCAGTTGCCCACGCATGCAAACTAAATTTCATAATAATTAGTGAACCCCCAGCCAGACTTGACACAACAGTACAAATCAAGCCCACAGCCCATTCTTGAGGCGAACGTGGCATGCGAGTCATCAATACAACTGCCGCAACCAAGGCAACAGCTAATGTCACCATGATTGCTACTCCATAAAATTTTAAAATTGCAGCAAAACCGCTTGTGGAAACTGGTTCCATAAATACCCCTAATCTTTCGGCAATAAAAAACCCCGCTTTCGCAGGGTTCACTTGTTTGGTTTGTTGGTTATTTAGGTTCAATGATATAGAAGTACACAATCATGATTATCAACACACAAAATGCTAATACTAGATATGTACCCACCGTATTAAAACTGCTTATAAACTTTCTTAAATCCATAACTTAAAATAATTGATTCTTTTGGATAATCTATCGAAAGACATCTTTAAAATCAATTAAGTTTGGAGATTTAAAATAGAAAGATTCAATTTAAGCATTTAAAATCTGGCTGATTATGTGATTTGCACACTCTGTATAACCATTATCATTGAGATGCAGACCATCAGAAATCAAGAATGAAACCCCTTGGGCTTTCAACCTAGAAGTCATTTCAAAAAGGTTAATAATTGACAATGATCTTAGTTGAGCGATTTTAACCAATGAATAGTTTAGATCAGCAATCCTAAACTTATAGTTCGTGGTATCTGGATCTTCACTTTGGGTTACAGCAGGCGGTGCCATAATGATGATCTGAGCCTTGGGATTCTTAATGCCAATTCGATCAAGTAATTGAAGATAGTTATTTTTGAATGTACCAATTTTCAGCGTGTTTTGACGGTCATTAGTACCCAACATCATAATAACGTAATTATCTTTAACACTAATCTTATTGGATATGTTGTCTCCAGATAACCAGCTTCCAGTATTCCAGCCAGATACCCCTTCATTGATTACTGAAATCTTTCGAGGCGCAGTAATAGAAACTAATCGAGCATAAATTGCTGTATTAGTTAACCGGTTGGCAATGCGGATTTTCTTTTGACCATCTGCAAGACCGCTGATAGTTGTTGAGAATCCAAACGCAGCTGAAGCGGCATAGACATTAAAGCTAGAGTGGTAAACATCATCAACAAATACATCAATATTTGATTCTGTTTCACTACCGTTACTTAACTTTGCATAGTTAATGGTGAATTCATTCCCATTGAAAATAAACTCCATATCAGTGACAGCACCAGCAAGTGAAGGACTCTTGATATCAAGATATGTTCCAGTTGGTGAACTTGCATTTATCCCTGTTAAAGCTTGCATTTCTGCCAGAGTAAACACCTTACCTGTTGCACTGTTTTTGAACGTGTAGTTGGATAGCTCAGAAGTTAAAACGCTTGTTCCTGCTGCTGTGTAATATGCTTCGCCAGTCGTGGCGATAGTATCGTCACCAAAGCGCGCACTTGTACAGAATGCAACACCCAAGTAATCACGCAATAGATTAGCCCAAGTTTTGGTAGTTGCGGGACCATGTGTTCCTGGTGTACCCCCACCATTATCTGTGGCACCCAAACCGTAAGTTAATGAATCACCAATCAACTTGATTTGTACAGATTGGATTGGGTTCCGTAGATCATTAAGAAGGTTCTTAAGTTGTGCAGGCTTAATGAAATCATTAATACGTGCATAAACTGCATTAATATCCGCACTCGTAACCGCTGCATAGTAGTACAAGCTTGGATCGAAGATATAAGTATAAGAGTTGTCAGTAGAAGCGACTGAGTAGAAATCAGTTGTTGGGCACTTGTTGGTGTCTAAAGTAATACCTAGCTTAACATCGCCATATTCCACCAAGAAGGTTCTAATTCCTGAGTTTTTAACAATTGGAAGAATTGATGTGAATGTTGCTACACGTGTTTCCGCAGTATCAAAATTTGCTCTTGCTAGAACTTCAAAAATCCATCTGTTTGCAGCAGTTGGGTGATCAGGATTACTAATTTGCTGAACGCGATAATAGTGATCCTTGTTAGCGTTCATCACTCTAATATTGAGGATGTAAGGCTTAAGATACGCAATGTGTGTAGCAGGAACTGTACTTTCATTTACATTATTACGCTTTTGTGTACTAAAAGGATAGACAACAGTTGCGTTTTTGGTTAAAGCGCTAGATGAATCTATGTAAGCATAAACAGTAGACTTGGCTAATGTTGAAGCAAAATATCTGCTTGGCGAAATGTAATACGTATAAGCACCATCACTAGATGCTACAGAGTAAAAGTCAGTAGTTGGCGTCTTATTGGTATCTACTGTCACAGAAACAGTGATATCACCATCTTGAACAGTGAATGTCTTAATCCCTGTATTTTTGACAATAGGAAATACAACTGTAAATGTTCTTTCAGTTGTTTCAGCCGTTTCAAAGTTCGTTCTGTTTAGAACTTCAAAAATCCAACGGTTAGGTGCTGTAGCATGATCTGGATTGCTAATCTGTTGGATGCGGTAGTATTTAGTTAAGTCGGCATCATTCACTGTTACATCAAGAATATATGGCTTTAAATAAGCTTCTTGAGCAGCAGTTACCGTGCTTTCTAATACATTGTTGCGCTTAGATGTATTTAACGGGAAGTAAACGGTTGAGTTCTTGGTTAATGAGCTGAATGAGTCGGTATAAGATTTAGCTACGTCTAACGGGCTTTTTCCTTCATCCTTCCAAGTTGTTCCATTCCATAAATAAAGTTTTTTAGTATCAAAAGCATATCCAACTGAAGGATTAACTAGCGGTGTTGATGCTAATAGAATGGCTTCTGTCTCATAAGCTTTCCACCCTCCTGTCTCCATTAGCATTCGAACTAACTTAGCTAGAGTTGGGTAGATCATCCCCAAACGAGTTAAAACATCTTCAACATCTGATCCACTAATAAAGGTTTGTAAGCTCTCAGCATCTAAACCAGCATCTACAAGTTGTTGACGAGTAACGATTTCATCAGCCATTACTTTTCTCCAGCCAATAAAAAAGCCCCTGTTAAGGGGCTTAGATTTCTGTTAATTAATTAAATAAAGTCGTGGTCACGCTCATAGAAACGGTCATCGTAATTAGATGCTTTCAGCGTGTTGGTCATTTGGGTTTGTGGTGTAAGTTCTTCAAGCATGAATGCATCAATCTCGGCTTGATCAGCTCTAACCAATGTATAAAGTGTCTTCACATACCGATCAGGATCTACAACAAGCGGCTGTACCGGCGGTCTAGATAGAACTATTGAATATTCATCTGGGCCAATCGTGCACGGCACCATATCCACAGTGGCATTCGCTATTTGCAAATGGACGTAGTAATCATGCCCAACTTCAAACTTGCATGGTTGAGAAGTCATAACGGTTAGTCCATCCACACCGGTAACTTCACCGTCTTGTGTGTCAACAACTGTGTTATTGGCATTTAAAATTCGGTCATTACGGATCAGCAATTCAGACTCATCTAGCACTTCCACTTCGCAAGAAACATACTTATAACGGAGCTTATTCCACTCACGCCAAGCACGTGTCTTCGCTTGCTCTTCGTTACGAATACCAGTTGTAGTGATTTTCAACGGATTCTTAGGCGTGACATCTTCAGGGATGGTGTATTTGATGCGGGCATCGTCTACATCGGAAGTATATTCTAGCTCTACCCCGTCATAATCTTTTTGCACACCAAATGTATAAGAGCGCTTTTCAGTTAAAGGAACTTTGTTTCGGTGGTTGAAAAGTAAGACTGAGTTTTCTTGAGGCTGCTCAAACTTGATTCGAGTAAGACTGCCGAACCGGTATGGCTCACAAAATGCAGCACTTGCAACCATTCCCGCGATTTCTTCAAAGCTTAAGTTGTCGTCGTCAATGGTGTAATTGAACTCAGACATAACATCTGAGCCAAAATAATTATTAACTTTGGCAATTTCTGCATTGATTTGTGCAATGTCAACTTCTGCACTTGTTCGGCGCCCAATGTACTCATCTAAAGCAAGGTTAATCAGTGCTTGACCTGCTGAGCGAGTGGCCTGTAAAGGCCCTGTTCCATCTAAAGGAAGCTTGCGATTGACTAAACAATTAAGTTTACGTTCTTTGATAGACAAAGCACCATCAGTAGCCACTGTTCGAGAGCGTACGACTGTGATATTGCCATAGTCACTAATGGTTGAATCAGTCATCCCATACACAGATTTAATCTTGCATGTGTCTTGTGTCTTGCCTGCTTGAGTTGGTGTAGTTCTGCTTAATCTGAATCGGAAAGATCCTGCAGTAGGCAAGTCGATATAAATCGTTTTACCAAACTGTGATTTGTTGTTAGCTCGAATCTCTTGGTTAATGGTAGTGATTGACCCTACCGGATCACCATTTCCATCGATTGCCTGCAATTCAATAATTACTGTGATCTTTTCTTCCCATACCCCGCCTTTTGAATCTTGATAGAACAGGCCATTAGGAAAGAAGAAATTAAACACTGCTTGAGTTGCCTCAGGCATGTCAAAGTTGAACCACCCAACATACTTAGAACTTACAGCATCAAAGCGGACTAATACGTCTTGCCCTTGTGTGCTTTGATTTGGCAATGTGAGCAGCTTATCCCAATCACTGTTAATGGCTGACGGATTCACTAATGCAATTGTATCGGCAGTTACACTGTTAATTGTGTAAGTGTCATCTAGCGTTATTGAATTAGAGTTTCGATTTAGAGAAGCCCCTGCAGTAATGGTGTAGCTGTTATTCACATACTGCCAGTTAGCATTGACCTTCTCAGGATTTGATAAAGTGATTTCATAGTGGAATCCACCTGAAATAACAGTCTTCGTCACCCCTGAAACTACATATTGCCCAGATAAATCACGTGTATTTGTTTCTGTTACTGGCGGTGTTCCTGAAGTAGTTTCAATATCAACTAAGGCACCAGTTAGCAACAAGCCTTTAAATAGGTTTGGATTATCAATATTTGTAGAAGATTCGATGATAACCATCTTGTCTTCATTCAACATGATTGATCCTGAAAGATTCACATCTTGCACACCATAAACCGCACCACTCAATGCAATTCGGTCATTAGCAGCAAACTTCTGTGTGAAGTCTAAACCAGTCGATTTAATCAAGTTTGGGCTTTGAAACCAGACATTGCTCGATTCAAGCACTGCACTATTTGGCTGCTCAATCGTTTGCCCATTAATTGATGATGAGGTTTTCACAAACTTTGGTAATTCGGTAAATGAATCGCCAACCTGATAAATCGGTGTACCAATTATCGACGTAAATGGGTCATAAACTGAAACAGAAGTACCCGCTATATTAGCAACGTCTGTATCACCGTCTCGCATATCAAGAATTTGATAATAACCACGGCCAATACACATCAAACACTCTTCTATTTCGATACCATCTTTATAAATGGTATAGGTTTGCGCGATTAAATCAGGATAGGACCGCAAACGTCCGAAGATGTCTGGAATACGACCATTGATACGTGCTTGGTTTGAGCGTTGTGCTAATTCGTTATTTGAAGAACCTGCCACTGGTGCCTGAGGCTTTGGCATAGTCAAAACGGTATAAAGACTATATGCCGCAGTAATGGCAACAATTGCGTAGAATAAAATTTGCAACCATGCCGGCTCTATTACTACATAGAATGTACCTTCCAATGTCTGGATATGCTCAATCTGCGCATTTATCCTTTTTGGATGGTTAGGAGTTACATCACAACTTTCTGCAATCTGGTTGTGATAAATCTTTGCGTTTTCAGGCCATACATCAAACTGTTGGTAGATATATGCTAATACATCATCCACCTCTGCTTCTGACCAAGTAGAACGATCATAAACATCAGGAACGATGATGACTTTTTTCAAACTCATGTGTAAAACCTCGTTTCCCGAAAGTTCATGGAAATAATCTCAAGAGGTACGTACTGAACCCCTCGTCCCGTCAAATGCAAAACCTTATCGCAATAAAAAAGCCCGACATGTGTCGGGCTTCTAGATCCATTTGTGAAAAAGACAATGCAAGGTGAAATTGGTTCAGTTAGCTTTTTAAAACGACCTTTCCCGTTAAGAAATCGATCGAGACGTTTTTTTAAATCCTTTCCAGTTACTCGTTTCCACGCTTCACATAGGAATTCATTGCAAGTGTAGTCTTTGGTCCAAACACGGCTATGGAGATCGTCTAGGTTCATCTTTAACCATCTCCAATGCTTGTTTCATTGTTGGGATACGCTTACCGTTATGTGTCAGGTCAGCGTTTGCATCACTAAAAATCACATCCAAAGCAAGTAAATCCACTAGCTCATTTTGATAATCTTTTGTGTCAACTAAGATCTTTTCACCTGATCTGGAACTTTGTTCAAGTTTATGTTTCAACAACCCAAGCTTATCAGCCAATTCAAGATCAAACTTTTGAGCTTTTGGAAGAGGTAAATTTTGTTTCTTCCTTGAGCTAATACATATAATTAGAATTGCTAGAAATATTAATATTAAGGCCACCATTTCAGCTTCCTTTTTAGATCATGCCTCGCAATAATGGGAACCGCTCAAGGTCGTAAATTTCACCAGTTCTCACACTGTTAAGTTCAGGTGCTTGAGCATCGAAAGTACAATTGCCTGAGCCATCTTTTGACATTGAAGCAACTTCTAAAGTCTGTAGCGAAACCATCGGAGCAGTTAAGTCATCATCTCGATACAGTCGCCATTTCACTGTAGGTCTAACTTTCCAGTTAGTGCCACGACGAGCTGAAACAACCGATTTAATGAGTTCATCCTCAACATCCCCAATAGTCAGGCTTAACTTCTGGTCAAGATCATTCGTAACTGTAGAGCGCTGAATGGACATTGGCTGATATTCATATTGAATGTCAGGGCCTGCTGATTCATGCTTTACAACTACGCCTTCAGTATCGTTTTTCACAAAGCGAAATGGCGCGGTAAAGTCTGGATGTGAAATCTCGACACATTCTAATGGCACAACACCACTGCTCGAGTTTAAAAAGAAGGATGTATAGTCTGGCATCTAAATCCCCTCCATGGCATTCGGCAGGTCATCATTAACGAGTTTTTTTAGCGGGTTAAGAAGAGAAGCTAAGTCTTGCCCATCATTACCTGCATCAACAATGCTCTTGTTTACATCAGAATCAACAATTGGCTTAACTTTTAGCTGAGCAGCAATTGTATAAACTGGGCCTTGCATGCTTGTTAGTTGGAAACTATCAGGTACAAAGTAGCACTCATAAGGCTTAAACTCAGGTCCATTCACCCGAAGAGAGGCAAGAAACTTCTCTCCTGGAGTCTCACACCAGACATTGTAAAATGCATCTAGATACTGAAAGCCTTTTTCAAGAACCCTCCATTGAACGCTGACTGTGTGAAAACTGTTTTTACTCAATCTGCGCAATCTATCAGCACCACCATCTAAAGCCTGTGAGCCCACCCCGCTGTTATAAGAAACAGAGTAGCCTTCTTGTGTTGAGCAATACATTAATGTGTTCATAATTGCCTCTTCTTAGCGCTTAGGAGCGACATTAAAGTTTTGTTTCATTGACTTATTGATTCGACTATTTGGATTATTTAAGCTAGCCAACATAGTCTGCTCTGCAACATCACTTGCAATCTGTCTAATGCGAACATCTAAAGTGCCGTCACTGTTTTGAGTCACCTCAGCAGTCTGACCGGGTAAGTTATAAATATTCACAATAGGCTGATTAGAAGAAGCTTTATCAAGGCTCTGACCTGAGTTAATGGCATTCAATGTATCTACGCCAACCCGCTTAGTGGCTGCGGCATTCAATACATATTCTTGCCCATGAACCACACCAGCAACATCACCACGACCCATATCGCCTGTGTAGCCGCCTGATGAGAAGCCAGCTATAGCTTGAGCTGCAATCATTGCGGCTTGAGCATAACCAAAACCTAAAATTGCCGATGCTGCTGGAACTTTACCCACGAAAGGAAGAGTGATATCAGCAGTGGTTTGTGCGGCTGCCAGATGCGCAGAAACAATCGTTGATGCAATTGCAAATGCTTGCTGCATGGCAAACATAGCTTTATATCGCTTGGATTGCTCACCACTCGCATCCTTTACCGATTGAGTCAAGTTAGACCATACAGACTGACCTTGATTTAAAAGGCTTGACCAGATTTGCAACTGAGATTCATATTGACCTTTCTGCAAATCTTTATACTTTTCAGCGTATTCTTCTTGAATCTTCCGCTTAGTTTGCTCATGTAATAAAACAGCGTCCTCAATACGCTTATTGTATTCAAGAGTAGTAATTTCTCTTTGGGCCAATTGTGCTTTCAAACTGTCTTGCGTGTTCAATAATGAATTGTCATTATTTGAATACGCATTTTTTTCTTCAAATTGAGTTGTAAGTCCTTCACGCTCAGCTTTTGGTGCTGCAAGAAGTGCTCTAGCTTGTTGAATATCTCTCAGTGAATTTGTATAGGTCTGCTCATAAGCGCGCTTCCTTTGCTCTGCTGCAAGATTGATTAAGTTGGTTTCATAATCATATTGCTCCTTAAGTGCTTTTAAGCGAGACTTCTTCTCATCAGCATTATATTCACGACTCTTTTGGATTCTAAGGCTTTCAATTTTGGTCTTGGCATTTAGCTTTTCCTGTTCATTCATCTTGAAAGAATAAAGATCATAAGCTAACTGAGCATCACTAATAAGCTTGGCATCATTAGCCTTCTGGATTGCCACAGATACAAACTGAGTCATTCCGTACTTTTGAAGGCGTTCAATTTCTTTCTGCAAATCCATTTCTATTTGCTTGGATTTATCAGAATATTCATATTGAATCTTAAGTTGCTCTTCTCTTATTTTTTCAAGTTCCTGAGCATGTTTTTTAGAGGCTTCAGCCGCTTTTTTGGCTGCATTCTCTGCATCTTTTGCTTCTTTTGCGTTAGTTTTAAGGCCCTTGTTGGTTTTGTCTATTGCACCGCTTGTGTCGTAGTACAGTTGACCAAGTTTATCAAGTTTAGGAACTGATGCATCGAGTACATCATTCATAGACTTCATAGAACCTTTAATGGTTGCTACTGAATCATTTACAGTATCACTGGCGATAGACCAACCATTTTTGAAGCCATTGACCAAGGCTTGCCCTTTAGCAACAACACCGTCAGCAGTCATTACGTTTGCGTAAGTAGCACCAACATTTGCCGCCTGCTCTACAAACCCTTGGATTAGTCGAATTACAACTTGGATTGCGCTTGCTAAACCAATAATTCCAACTGCTACGCCTTTAGCTATAGTTCCTACTGACTGAATGACTGACCCAAATTGCCCACCATCCTCGGCACCTTGTAGAAAACTACTTAGCAAGGAGTTTAAAACAGGCATCATTTGTGATGCTAATTGCGTCTTAAATCCTTCAAAACGTGTTTGAACAGACTTTGTTTGAGCTGCAAGAAGTCTAGACTGTTCAATTGCTTCTTTGCTTTTGATAATGCCTGCTTCTGTTAATGCTTCACCATAACGATCAAGTAAAGCCCCGCCATTTTCGAACAATGGCAGTAAATTGCCTAAATCATTGCCTAGGCTCTCAAATACAAACCGCTGTTCCTGAGCAGATGCCCCAACACTATCAAGTTTATCCTTCATTAATTGAAGTGCTTCGATGCCATCTTTACCCTGCAAAGTCTTCGCAAACTTTTGAATCTCAGCATCGGTCATTTTGGTGTTATTTTTTAAAGCATCAAAGAAGTCTGCTGCTTCACCACCACCTCCACTAGCCGTAAACTCTCCTAGCTTCTCTTGAGCATCTGCTAAAGATTGCGCCAAGCCATCTTGCGACATGCCTAACTGTTCAGCAGCGTGAGAAAGGATTTGGAAGTTCTGAGTGCTGGTGTTTGCACGATTTGCCAACACAATCATTTCAGCATCTGCTTTTGCTGTTTGGATTGCCAAAGCAGAAAGACCCGCAAATGCAACTGCAGCACCACCAACTGCTAAACCTGCAAGCCCAGCAGCAGCGATACCTACACTTCCACTTAATGCGTTAACTTTTTGGGCAACATCACCAATAACAGATCCAATGCGAGTGTTACCTAAAGATGAGTTAATCTGCTCCTTGAATTTCGAGAATAAATCAGTAGTTTTGCCTGTTTCTTGACCTACATTTTTAATTGATTTTGCGGTCTTATCGCCTTGTTTCTCGGCATTACCTAGAGATTTATCTAAAGCATCAACTTCTTTTTTTCCATCTTTGGTATCGACCACAATAACCAAGCGACTTACAGATTCAGGCATTTCATTCTCCAAATTCTAGGCAATAAAAAACCCGACACTTGGTCGGGCTTTTTTAATACGGCTTATTAATCCAATTTCGACTTACAGGCTGGTGTAATATTAGTTTTCTGATCATCTTTAATTAGCTTGTAGCTACCACCTGCGCCATAAGCTAGCTCAAGGTTAGTATTGGTTTCTGCTTTAATAGTCCAAAATGATCCATCTTGTGTATAAACTTTATTGCCTACTTTTTTGATCGATTGTACTTTTGCTTCACCTTGATAGTCTTGGCAAATAATCCCCGTACCATCTTGATTTAATTTTAAGGTCGCAACTGAAACATTAGAATGTGCACCAGTCCAATAACCATAATTCTCAGTTTGCGAAGGGGTTAATTCAAAGAAATTAGCCGTTGTAGCACATCCGCCTAACAACCCTATTAACCCTAATAAAATAATCTTTTTCATAAAAATACCCCTTGTTTAGGGGTAATTTAGCAAACTGATCATTAAATGTCACATAAAGAAAAACCCGCACTTGGCGGGTTATTAAAGCCTTAATACTTTCGGGATTACTTATTTCTGGCAATTAGATTTTTTAAAATCTCACTTGCCTCTGAGTCAGTTAAACCATTTAAAACGTAAAATAATTGCTTCTGTCCGTTAACAGGATTAATTAAATTTTTAGGTTCATAAGTTTCTGGTTCTAAAAACATGCCATCTATAAAAATCTGGTGAACTTCTTTGTGTTCAACAAATTTACCGTTATCACCACCACCAATACAAAGTAGCTTATTTAAAGTCAAAGTCATATTCCTCTTATATTTTAAGAATATATATAACACAAAACCCTATTATTTGACTACCAAATCACCATAGTAAACATCCAAATAAATTACATAATTAACAAATTTACATTACTTATTAATTAAGAAATTGTATCTAGAAATAACTAATGTTCCATTTTACTTACGCTTTGCCTTCCTATGCGCCTCATCCAAGAACAAGTTATCCAACGTAAAAATACAGTCGTTAAAGATGAATCGTTCAACCGGTAAGTCGTACTGCTCTACATAAGAGTTGATCGCAGCTATATCAATCGCCAAAGGAACACCCTGCTCGTATCGTCGAGAACGAGCAATGGTGTTGTAGGCTGAAAGAATAGCATTTGCAGTGTAGGAAGGCTCAGGAGGCTCAGGCAATTTTACGCCAAGCGCTTCTCTTTGCTTTTTTTCGTGGTCCGTGAGCCCCGCGAACTTGTTGGCGTAGTTGTAGAGGGTTGAGACTTTCCCAGTAACGCATTAGCAGCCTTTAATGACTCTGTTTGAATGCGTGTAGCTTCCTGAATCACAAAGTCAATCAATTGCGTCTTTTGAGCAGACTTGCAGAAGATCTTTTCTACATTCTCACGGGTGTACTCTAATACAGAGCCATCACGTAACTCTATACCCTTCCAATCATTCACCAGAAAGACACCAACTGCATATGCAAATTTGTCATTGCGGTTTTGAATTCGGTCATTCGAGATTAAATTAAGATCAGCAGCTTCTTCTGCTGTCTCCTGGTTAAAGATTTCTAAAGCTCTTTGAAACTCCGGCTGCATAATCCCATTCACTTTAAATTTTCCACCACTAGGAAAATCAACCCATTCAAAAGGGAAAGTGATGTCTTTGTTTTTTTCAACAATATCAAAAGCCATTTATTTTCTCTCTATTAAGGCGTTACAGGTGCAATCACACGGGTAATGATTGGTGAAACACGGATGTGGTTGTAGTTTATGTCGATTGTGATGGTATCTTCCCCACCGCCATCGGGGTGATTAGCTTCGGCTACTTCTAACTGCGGGAACTCAAAGGCATAACCATTGCCGTCTTTATCTTCAATTGAGAAGTTAATTGGCATCGTGTCACGAGATTTGATGTAATCGATATAGCCCGCAGATTGCGCCGAGAACATGTATTGAGTGTTCAGGGTGATATCTACAATCTTTTCTAGATAAGTCGTTGCTGTAAGCTTCTGAGAACCAATACAGCGAATTGCTTCCATGTTGTTGTTGATTGTTAGTTCAAGCGATTGCATACAAGCAGTACCAACCACTGTTTCACCATTAACAGTCAGGTCACCAACGTTCAACGCTGATACAAGTACAGTTTCAGGTACTGGAAGTGGATTCACTACAGGATTTGTTGTTGTGTGCTCAAATAAAGTGCCCATCAAGCCAAACGTAGCCGTGATTTTTCCAGTAGTCGCGATTGACATCGTGAATTCATTAATGCGAACACCACGATAAATAAAGACTTGGTTAATATCTGAATAGACTTTAACGAATGTAAATGTTTTGCGGACATCACCACCGAAGTTTAATACGTCACCAGTCCAGTTATTTAAGGCCACACCTGATAAGAAGTCATCGAAGAGACCAATAGATAACTCAACTTCTAATGAACCAGTGATTTCTGCTTCAGTCGCCATGCCACCTTGACGGAAGCGTGTATCTGCAACACTTGTGGAGGTCTCAGTTGTAACGTTTTCAGTTAAACCATCAGTCACGCGACGAACGGTTTTCCACACTGGCGTTGTTGGCAATACTTCAGGTGTTTGCTCTTCAGCATAATAGAGTTTAATACGTGCACCAGAACTCATCTAAGTTCTCCTTAATTTTCGGGCATTAAAAAGCCCTCGAATTGAGGGCGTTGGATTCATTTAGTTTTGATCATCATCAAAATCTAGTTTGTGCTGTGTTTTCTTGACTAATTCGTCTAATTTTTTCAGTATCTTTGGCTTAATCTGCTTGCCACCAATATTTAATATTCGACCAGCATTAGACAGTGTTTCAGTCCATTGATCAGCCAAGAGTGTCAATTTGCCTATCTCTAGTTGAAGACCCGTAAAAGCATCACGGGCAATTTTTTCTTGTTCAATATAATATTTTCGGATTTCATGACCTTTGTCATTACGCTCCATCATTCCTAAATGTTTAGTCATATCTACGGAAATGATGTATTCGGTTGTCGGTCGCCCACCTTTTAGGTTTTCGTCTTTTTTGACGATAACCACATAATCGAAATTCTCTTCAAATTTACATTGAGTAATTCTACGCTTAATCCAGTGAGAGAACTCAGCTTTTACTTCTAACATTCCGTGCAGATCACGGGCGTTCACACCCAACTGAACTTCACCATTTAGTTCCACTTCTACAAATGGATTTTTTTCAAAATTTACAATTGCATTCATATCGTTTACCTCGTCACCTTATAAAAAAAGCCGCACAGACATGTGGTAACGAGACACATCTATGCGGCTAAACTTTCAAAAGAACTGGCAGGCACACTGAACATGAAAAGTGTGCTTTTCGGGGATCAACCTAGCCAGTGTTCGCCTGAATTTCAGGCATAAAAAAACCTGCCGCTAAGGACAGGTTCGTTTAAAAGTTAAATTCGTTAATTGACGCGATAATTTATTGAAATGTTGTACTGAATGAAATCGTCATTGTTACCAAGGTTCTGTGCTTGACCTTGTAATACTTCTAACTGACCGCTCTTAAAGTATTCAAAATGTTCCAACCAAGCATCTGCGAGCTTTGTTATATCAGCCTCATTAGTTTGAGGTCTTGCAAGGCAATTAATTGAAATAACCCCTGTTCTTCTGGTGCAAGGAGTATCACCTACACCAGCAATGATAGAACTGCCCCATAAAATATTTAAGTCACACCAAAGTCCATCTACAGGAATACTAATCAATGGGCCATTAGGGTATTGAATACGATTTTGCTCAATTCCAGTAAATGCCATTGCTCTAGTGATAATGGCTTGTCTTGCTTGATCTAAAGTCATTGCCATTTTAACCACCGTATTTCTGAGCAATATAGTTAAAGGTTAAGCCGTAGACACCTTGAGGTGCTTGTTGTGAAAAACCTCCCACGCTTTTAATCACGTATTTTTTGGCCTTTTTGTCGTAGGAGCCTTTTTTGACTGGATTTGGATATTGACCAAACTCAATAGCAGTGGCGTATGGGGCATTCGTTTGGATGTATACAGTAGAGTAAGGAACAAGACGAGATAAAGCACTTGTTCCTTTGCTAATGGTTGAGCCACCGCCTTTATCTTTCTCTGCTTCATTAAATGATTGGTCAGTCTGGTTTATGCTGACTCTGTGTGATGCCCTAAATGCCCCTGTATCAACTGGACTTTGGAGAACAACACCTTGTAATGCATCAATGACAATATCTTTCTGTTTTTTAGTAAGGTCTGCTTCAATTGTTTTAGTGAAGGCACTCGGTTTGCTTGTCCAGCCCATGGTGTTATACCTTTCTTAACTGACAGATCCACACACTTGACGATGGATCTTTTCCGTAGCTCACAACACGATAATTCCCGCCTTCAATCACCCAAATGTCATTAACATCTGGTTCAACTAAAGTTCCTGCTGCATCTTTCACTTCATTTTGCAGGAGCACGCCTTTAGAGTCTGTTGCTCGGTAATCTATAGGCTTAACCAAATCTTTCAAATATGAGCCAAATAGGACGCCTCTACCGCTATAGACATATTCGGCGTAAGCATCTTCACCTGTAGCGGGATTAGAACTAACTAGTTTTTTGCGGGTACAAGTGAATGTATCTACAGCATCTGCAAGCTCATCCTCAGCATCAAACGCAGCCCCAAGTTCTTGCTGAATCTCATCACGCATTCCCATGGCCTACTCCGTAATGACATGTGTGTTGATGTGATACTTCTCGCTAAAGAATGGCTCAAGTAGATCAAGGATGAATTGCATATCACCACTGACTGTTTCTTCTTTTCCAGCAACATAGGTCTTGCTTACTGATGTTCCAGATTGAGCAGATACGGTCTTAGAAGCAACCACACCTTCTTTAGTGGTATATAGCTGCCCTGATGCTGCAAGCTTCGCCAAATACGCACCTGCGGTAAGAATTGCATCCGGAACCTCACCTTCTGGATAGTCGGGTAAATTTCTAGCATTAAGCCACGCATTAGCCTGCATTACAGCAATAACCGGATCACCATTTCCCCACCAGTTAGGCCCTAGCTTTTGAGTCACACTTTCGACTGTTACATAGTTCATAGCTTAATCCTAAAAATCTAATTAAGAAGGACGGCCCGAAAGCCGCCCTGCTTTAGTTATGCACCACCATTCTCAGGTGCTTCTGGCACAGGAACCGCTACTTCAGGGTCCTTAATGCCATAGTCACCTGCTGTTTTGGCAGGGTCAAACATGGTGCCAGCTGCTAACGTGTCAGTTGCATCATCAGCATATCGGCGGTCTGTTGGGTATTGGTATTTGTAGTCTGGTTGCTTCTCAGCCATGACTGCTCTCCTTAAAGGTTAGTAATTAGGAAGCGGATTGAGGTGTCTTCTGGTTTGGTTACAAGTTCCCAGTTAGCTGCCTTCTGCAAATCAGCCCAAGAAGCGCTTAAAGACTCACGCTCTGTACCACCAGTTAAAGTGTCTTTAGGTGCAATGAAGCTAAAACCTTGCGGATGGATCAACATGTTGCGACGCGTCCAAAGGATTTCATGACCAGCACCATTACCAGATGATTGTGTTTCTTCAACCTTCAAATCTTTTGGACCGGGAACAGAGTCATATGCAAATGCGCGTGGACCTGCAAGAATCGTGATGAACTTAGCGTTTGCGCCTGTGCCAATTTGCGTATTGGTATCTGTTTCAATGACTGCGCGCCCGTTGTAAACGGTGATTGGTGGCAAGTTATCACTTGTGGTCACTTGTTCAAGTAATTGCTGTTTACGCATCTTTGCAGCAATACGTGAATGTACGAACATCACACCACGTCCACGTAATGAAGCATTCATAGTACTTTCTGCATCAATGTAGGCATCTACTGACCAGCGTGAAGCATCTGTTGCTGTTGAAGCAGAGATGTCAGTAGTGAATCGCTTGCCGTTCGCCTGGTCATAATTACGCAAGCCAATTACTGTTGCTAGAGCACGGTTTTCGGCAGCTTGTTGCCAATACTTATTCAGCATTCCACCAATAAGCTCAAGTGAATTGACCTTCGATAAATACTGCCCAAGAACAGACTCAAGAAAGCCTTCGTTCATATAAGCAACGCGGCCTTGCATTTCACCTGCATCAATCGTGCGAGGCATTGCGATATCAGTCAAAATGGTGTTGCCATAGTTCTGTTCAACATTACCATCCACACCGTTAATGTATGGAACGACGAATGTTGATGAACCACTTGTAAGCAAAGGACGTAAAGATTCATCAGATACAAATGCACCTGATTGCACAAGTGGCGAAACTGCCACAGGATTTGGGCGTAGATAAGATAAAACTACGTCACGGTTAAATACTTCTACTAAAGAAGGCATGGAGTTACTCCCAATAATTAATTATTAAAGTCACCATTCGCTACTGCTGCTTGGAACCCTTGAGGGTCATTCTTTTGGAATTCCAAGCGCTCTTGCGTGGTCATTTCACTTGGTTTCTTGGCAGCTCCACCACCCGAACCACCGCCAGAAGCCCCACTTCCTGACGCATTTGATGCAACAATTAATGGCTTAAATGCCACGTTGCTGCGAAACTCTTTTTTGAGGTCATCAATACTTAAAGCACTAGGTTTGCCCTGCGAATCTAGTACACGTACTTTGACCTCACCGTTTTCATCGGTTTCGACTTGAAGACGGTTTGTAATATGTGGAAGCAATACTGCCTCCGAGCCTTTGATAGAAAGCTCACTTGCTAATGACTGTGCTGTTTGCCCGACAGTTAATTTATAGACTTGGTCTTGCAATGCTTTGGTAGCTTCTGCATGTTTTGCTTCTGCTTGTTCAAGTTTGGCTTGCCAAGATGCCTCTAATGCAGCTACATCGCCTTTTTTACGCGCTGCTTCTTCAGCCTCTTTTCGAGCTGCTTCTTCAGCTTCACGTTGTTTTTGCTGCGCAGTTTTCTTTTCACCAAGAAGCTCTTCAACTTTCTTTTTTAAGCCATCAAGTTCTGAACTGTCTTGCTGCGGCAGACCTTCAACTTTTAAATAAAATGCACCGTCTTTTTCTTCGTAAAGTGCTTTCATTTCATCTGATAAGCCCTCTAGGCTATCGAGTTTGTATTTCATGTTTTGCTCCCTGAGCGGTTTTGCAGTCACAAACTGCGGGCAATAAAAAAGCACCCGAAGGTGCTAAGGTTTAAATTAAGTTGTTTTCTTGGAATGGTCCAAGACCAGAGGATTAGGTCATTAATAAGTTGCTGTTCCGATGTAGTCATAATCCCAACCTCTTAAACATTTCTTCATCAAGCTTTTTGAGTTCAGCAAGTGTGAATGGCTGACCAGTTAAAGGGTCTACAAACTTATCCAAAGAATATTTACCCTCTTTGAATAGTTTGTATCGTGATGGACCAAGCCAAGACTTTTGAAAAGATGCATCTTGTTTATCAAACCAGCCTTTGAAAGTTGTATTTGAATCAACAACGCCTATTTCGCCCTCGCCATTCACTTTATTGTTGAATGGACGCATACCAATCGTTTTCCCTGAGCCATCAGAGACAGGAATTAAGATCGATCGACAATTAGGATGAAGTGGCGGCACAGGATGAGGTTCATCTTTCTTATAAACTTTGTCCGAGTAACCCATACAAATTTTAGAAGTGCGACTATCCAGCGTTGCAATGAACTTTACATATTCAACACCAATTGCCGCATATGTTTCATTCAAGGCCACATTGGATACATGACTCCGAGCTGTACGAACCATTGTAGAAATCTGGTTTCTACTCTGATCAAGCAATCCATCTTGGTAATTAAGCGCTTTCTTGCCTTTAATTCGCTGAACAATCTGCTGATTAGTCTGGCCTTTAGATAAACCGTCTCGAATAGTTTGCTCTACTCGTAATTTTGCATCATCCGCAATCTTCTCAAATAGATAATCAAGTAGTACACCACCACTTAAAGGCGTTTTCTTTGCCTTGTTGAATAGCGTCTTCCCATTTGGCTCTATTTTGCGATTAGCGATAGTTTTAGCCTGATATGTGGCTTCGTATACCGCTAATGCTGTAGCGCTTACTGTGAAGCTCTCAAGCAATCCAGAAGCTACACTTGCCTGCCAAGTCTGAACTAGTGTTCTTACTTCTTTTAAAGCTGGCGTTGTGTATTGCCCTGACATCAATGCAGTCTTTTCAGCATCACTCAAGTCATCTAGCAAATCTCTTAATTTAGAAAGCATTTCGCTAGAGAGTGAATCAAACTGACTTAAGATATTATTGATTTCAGTAGATGAGAGCCGATAAAGATAAG